TTCATAGCTAAAGAATATCTGAACAAAGCCCAAGTCTATTTCCGTTTGGTTACTGCCTATTATTCGTAGTTTCATGTTGTATTACCTCTGTTAGTGAGGTATCTATTGTATTGACATAAGGCAATGATGCTTATCTGATTACGACACACACTTATCTAATCACGACAAGCAGTAGTAAGTAGATAAAAAAGAGGAAAAGTGTTACCATTAGTAACAATTAAATGTTAATGATATCAAATTGATAGAGGTATAAAAGGTATGAATACTAGAGGACAAGGTAAGAACAAGAAGTTCCTGCTTAAAAGGTTACAGGAAATGTATGGTGAATCGTTCCATCCTATAATCCGTATGGCTGAAAGAGCCAATGATCTGGACAATCTGGCAACCGCTGAACCTGATGCACTCACCTTGAAGGCGTCTATTGATGCATGGGATAAGATCGCTAACTATACTGAACCTAAGCTCAAGGCAGTAGAGGTATCATCAGATGACCAAGGCCTTACCGTTTCCATTCAGCGTAAAAGGTATGACGGAAGCAGTAACATTGACACCGAGCAATGAGGCACCCCCCTTCCGAAGTGTCGTGATGTGTGTATATATATCACTCACTCAAAAAAAAATTGTTAAAAAAAAGGGGTCTTAACAAACTACATTAAGTGGTAGTAACTACATTAAGTAAGTTGTAGTAACTACATTAATTAGTCTAAGAAGCAGTAAGCGTAAGGGTTAGCGCAGATTAGAGTAAAGTAATTAACTACACATAAGACTTTCTTTAAGTTGTAGTAACCCTTTAACACTGGGGGTGTTAATTTAAGAAATGAGGACTATGATAGTGACTCATCAGCATTTTTGTATGTGTATCGAATCTCTAATCTATTCCTTATTCAGTGCTGACTGATCTAAGGAGGCTATGTCTGGAGGGTCAACCACGGCTCTAGTGTTTTATTGTTCACTAGCCTCTAGCCCACATACACCTCTATTATACTTGATTACTGCTTCACTTGGTACTATGATGTACCTTTAAAGGAATGATTATGTTTGAAAACTACGAACTTGACGATATCGAGGTAGAGATAGTAGATGCCTTTATCTGCGCTTTTGTTGATCGCGACCCTGTTGCTATGAGAGAGCTTATCTACCAACTAACAGACTTTATGGACGGATTAGATGAAGAAGAAAGGTCACTTGCATAAACTTGATAAACAAACCCGCAATAGACACTTTCCTGAATCTAATGGCGGCAAAGGCAGCCATGCTAGAAAGTCTACAGCCGAATCAAGAAAAGCATTCTCTGATAACTACGATAGGATATGGGGCAAAAAATGAGCCACATTGAATACAACCTAATGCCGCAAGGCCAAGTCCTTCAAGATTTTACTGATTGCCGCGCTAGAAACTCGTTTATCATGGGGCCGCTAGGTTCTGGCAAGACAGTACAATGTATACTTAAACTATTTGACCTTATGTGCGAGCAGGAACCCGTCAAGGACAAGTCGCACAAGAACTATGGTGTACGCCTATCAAGGGTGATCGCGGCTCGTAACACCTACTCAGAACTGTTCTCTACTACCATTAAAGACTGGCTAGAAATTCACGGAGAACTTGGAGACTTTAAGCAAGGTAACAAAGAACCCCCTACACACTTTATACGCTTTAGATTAGACGATGGAACGCGAGTAGAGTGTGATGTTATCTTTATTGCCTTTGATCGACCTGAACACGTTAAAAAAGCTAGAGGTATACAGACTACATGGGTGTGGCTAAACGAGACTAAGGAGCATTCTAAAGCTGTCCTTGACATGCTTGATCTACGTCATGGTAGATACCCGTCTAACAAGGAAGGTGTGCGTCCCACACATCATGGCATGCTAGGAGACTCTAACGCCCCCGATGAAGACCACTGGTATTTTAAACTAGCGGAAATAGAGCGCCCTGAAGACTGGGCCTTTTATCGACAAGCAGGAGGCGTGTATAAAGACGGTGATTCATGGAAGATCAATGATGACGCTGAAAATCTTATTAATCTTCCTGACAACTACTATAAGCGCGGATTAAGCGGCAAAACAGACGACTGGATAAAGGTAAACTTAGCAAATGAATACGGATTCGTGTCAAACGGCAAACCTGTCCATCCTATGTATACCGATTCTGTACACTGTCAGCACTTGGATTTTAAACCATCTAAAGATAATCCTATTGTGCTTGGTTTTGACTTTGGAAGAACCCCCGCGTGTGCGCTTATGCAACGCACCTCGATTGGTCGTTGGGTATGCTTTGACGAGTTTGGCATTAACGACTCAGGTGCGGTTGAGTTTGCCCCTGAGTTAAAAAGATATTTAGAATCTAATTACCCTGACCATAAATATGTTGGGTGGGGCGATCCGTCTGGCGGCAATAGCACTCAGTCAAGTGACGATACCGCTATCCAAATACTACGAGCCGCAGGCATTCCTTGCCAGCCAACACAAAGCAATGATCCTTTAAAGCGCAGGCTTGCACTAGAAACGCCAATGAAAGAAATGGCAATGGACGGGAAACCTAGATTTGTCGTGTTACCCAAAGCATCTATGGTACGGAAAGGCTTGCAAGGTGGGTTCTGCTATAAAAGAGTACAGGTGTCTGGGGAAAAATATGCAGACAAACCTGACAAAAACGAATACTCGCACTTTGTCGAAGGATTAGAGTACGGGCTGCAAGGCGAAGGCGAAGGAAGGCAGGCGCTTAGGCAATCTAGTAACTTTACAAAACCTATACAAGTTAAGGCTAATTTTAGTGTCTTCTAAAATATATGTAGTATTTAATAAAGATGACAACCATTGGTGGACTAGATTCTTGCATAAAGAGATTCAGCATTGTTTTGTGTTAAAACCATTAGGCTATAACTATGTAGTATCTCAAAAAACTACAAGTAAATTTGATCTGTTCACTGTTAGCGATAAAAATGATATACTTGACAAACCGTATAGACTTATGAGTTGCATACAAAAAAAGTCGCCGCGGGGCTTGCTTATGCTTAATACATGCGTGGGCCACACAAAACAAATGTTAGGAATAAATAAACCGTTTATTCTTACGCCATATCAACTGTATAAATATTTGAGGTCGCAAAATGAAACGCCCAAAGCAACCTAAGCCTACTGCCGAAGAAACAGCGTTGGTCACAAGACAGACCATGCAATTAGACAAAGAAATAGAAGAAGAAGAAAGACGACTTAAAGCTGTAAAAACAGGGCAGTTAGGTTCAAAATCTTTGTTAGCTAAAGGCTCCCCCAAGTCTCGCGGAGGCGCTGGCACTATGAACGGAGGCAGAACCGCAAGCGGTGGCAGTATGTTAGCAGGTGGAGGCTCTATGAGCAGTTCATCAGGTAGCTATCGCAGTAGCAACAATAACGCACAGAGAAGATAAAATGGAATTACCTAAAGAGCTTGGGTCACTTAACGATCTAAAGGAGCGAGAAAAGAAAGCCTTTGAGCGACAATCTTTTTGGCACAGCACTTTAGACGATGTATACGAGTTCTTTTTGCCCAATCGTAATTTGTTTGAGTCCTCTACTGTTGGTCAGAAAAAGATGGAACGTATCTTTGACTCAACTGCACTAGAGGCTATACAGCAGGGCGCAAGCAAGCTACAAGAAAACATTGCCCCTATTTGGTCGAGGTGGGCTACCTTTGCTCCCTCCGATCAGACTTTGCAGTTATTAGCAGAAGGTGACTACGGTGTTACTGAGCAAGAAATTAAAGATAACCTCGAAAAACAAGCCATTATAGTATTTGACTATCTTAACCGATCTAACTTTGCCACACAATTTTATGAGCATGCGCTTGACCTATTGGTAGGTACAGGCACGTTACGCATTGATGAAAACCAAGATGATAACGACCCTGTTATTTTTAGTGCTATTCCGCAAAAAGGCATAGCATTCGAAGAAGGGCCGCATGGCAAAATAGAAACGCACTGGCGTAGATTTAAAGTAAAGGCACGAAACCTAGAAAGACAGTGGGTAGGATTTAAGCCGTCAAAGCAAATGGCAGAAACTATTAAACAAAGCCCTGATGCTGATGTCGAAGTGTCTGAGGGTGTAGTGTATATGCCTAAGACTAAAACCTATTATGGTTGCGTATGGTGCAAAGACGAAGATTACATTAGTTGGACAGAAGATTTTGGAGCGTCTAGCCCTTGGTTGACGGGCCGATATTCTAAAGTGTCTGGAGAAATTCGAGGTCGAGGCCCAGCACTGCAAGCGTTGCCTGATGTAAGGTCGCTCAACAAGGCTAAAGAATTTGTATTACAAAAAGCAGCAATAGACTTAGCGGGAATGTACACTGCGGTTGATGATGGTGTAACCAATCCCTATAATATTAGCATTGCTCCTGCTGTAGTTATTCCTGTAGGCTCTAATAATTCTAGCAACCCTTCATTGCAGAGGCTTGATACGGGTTCTAATTTACAGCTTGCACAATTTGAGATTGTTGAGTTGCAGACTGCAATTAAACGTGCCTTGTTTAACGATTTGCGCGATCCTAATGGTGCTGTACGAAGTGCTACAGAAGTAGCTATTGAGTCGCGTGAACTGGCACGAAGAATAGGCTCTGCTTTTGGACGCTTGCAAACAGAAGTATTAATCCCTATTATAAAGCGAGTGGTTGCTATTTTAACCCGCAGAGGTTTAATTCAGCCAATAGAATTAGACGGCAAACAGGTTGACATAAAGTTTTTATCCCCTTTGGCTAAAGCGCAAGATGGTGAAGATTTAATGTCAGTGCGACAGGCGGTAGAATTTGTTCTGCAAACTGCGGGGCCAGATCAAGCAAAGATAGCATTTAAACTAGAAGATTTTGGAACATGGGCTGGAGAAAAAACTGGTATGCCTGCTGAATTAATACGAAGCAAAACAGAAAAAGATCAAATTATACAGGCTGGAGCAGAGGCGGCTCAACAGGGTTTACCAACATCTAGTGCGCCAGCGCAATGAGTTGGAATGAATTAGATGCCGCAACTATAAATGATGCTGAGGCAAAAAGGCAAGCACAAAACAAACGTGCAGAAGCAGTAGAGTTAGCAAAAGCGTATAACAGATGCTTTAATTCTGATGATGGAAAAAAAGTATTTGCACATCTTAACCAAAGATTTGTATACAATAACGATACTCCGTTAAACGCACCTAATGTAAACTATGAGTCCGCTTATCATAACGGAGAAGCGGGAGTAGTAAAGTTTATATTAAACCAAATTAATCAGGCTCGTATTTTATGAAAAAACCAACAAAGGCTAAAAAGCCAGCAGTTAAAAAGCCAGAAGCAAAACCAGTCGAAGCTAAACCTGTAGAGGCTACGGTTGTTATTGAAGATTCCAGCAAACAACATTTAGAGAATATTGGATTTAAGTTTGAGTGGCTACAGGCTATTGGCAAGGCATATAAGTTTGAGGGCTTTGAGTACGTTAAGAAGTTTAGTGCTTTTCGATGTATTCAAGAAGATCGCCATGTAGAGTGGATTGACGTAAATACGCTTGCGTTACTAAATGGCAAGCAAGCATTATGTGTTATATTAAATAAACACCAGCCTTTATCGAAGGCTAGAAAAATTATACAACTACCTTGGGATAAATTATGAGTTTAGAAGATCAGGCCGCAGAAGAAACGTCTAGCGATACCCTGTTAGATTCGGCAACACCAGAGTTACAAGAGGGAGAGTATTTTCTCTCAGAAGGAATTAAAGGGACAGGAGAAGCGCCAGAGTGGTACAACGGCTCTAAGTATAGTTCTGTAGCAGAGCAAGCTAAAGGCTACAGCGAACTAGAAAAAAAGTTTGGTGGGTTTACGGGCGCACCTAAAGACGGTTACTCTGCACCAGAAGGTATAGAGTCTGACGATGCTTTGCTGTCTGAGTTACAAGAGTTTGCTACTAAAAACAATATGTCTCAAGACACGTTTAGCGAAGCGTGGGAGTTACTTTCAGCTCAAGCAGGGGCTGTAGAAGAAGTGTCTCAAGAGCAGGAAATGGCTAAACTAGGCGATAACGCCCAGCAACGTATTAATACCGTTGATGGGTTTTTAAGAAACAATCTTGACGCGGCAGCATACGAGGAAGTTAGCAGAAAAGTAACTAATGCCGATGCTATTGAATTAATAGAAGCAATAGTTAGCGCAACTGCTCCCGCTAAACTGCCTATTGACGGTGGAGAGCATCCTGCTGGCTTAACGTGGTCTGACATTGAAACAGAAATGTTTAAAAAGAACGAGCGCGGTCAAATGTTGCGAAGCGTAGACCCTAGCCATGAAGCAAAAATTCAAAAAATGTTGCAAGAGTTTGGTGGCGACAAGCCCTATCAAAAAATGGTAGGTTGATTCTTTGAGGGTATTTAGTTATAATCGCTTAACTGGATACCCTTTCTTTAGGCCCAGTAAAATTTAGGTTGAATGCTGACCAATTTTACTGGGTACTCAGCACAAACCTTGAAAAATTTAATTACTCTTTTTCGAGGAAATCATTATGAGTAAGTTTCTATCTGCTGTAGCTGTCACAGAGTTTGACAGCATGGTTAAGCAAGCCTATCAAGGCATGGGTATGCTTCGACCAACCGTAACACAACGCAACAACGTAACTGCTGATACCTATAAGTTTAGACGTATGGGTAAAGGTATGGCTAATCAAAAATCTACTTCTGACATTGTAACTCCAATGAACGTAGAGCATGAGCTTATTACTTGTACTCTAGCTAACTGGAATGCACCAGAGTATACCGATCTATTTGATGCCGCTGAAGTAAACTTTGATGAGAAGCAAGAGCTAGCTGAAACTGTAGCTGGAGCTTTGGGTCGTCGTGACGATCAGATTATCATTGACGCGCTAGACGCATCTACTCCTTTGACTTCTACTGTTGGCACTGCTATTGGTGGCGCAGGCTCTAACCTTAACATGGCTAAGATTATCAAAGCTAAGGTTGAGCTAAAGAAGCAAGGCGTTAATACTCGCGGTGGAGATTTCTACGCGGTTATTGAGGCTGACGGTCTTGGTGGATTGCTAAATGACGACAAGGTATCTAACAGCGATTATCAGGCTATTAAGGCTTTGGTAAACGGTGAAATTAATACTCTTGCTGGATTTAACTTCTGCATTCTTGAAGATCGTGTAGAGGGTGGCCTAACAGAAGCCGCTAACGTAGTAGATTCTTACTTCTACCACACTCAAGCGGTTGGCCTTGCTACTGGCATTGCTCCTAAAACTGAAATCAACTGGATACCTGAGCGCACATCATGGCTTACTAACGGCAACCTGAAGGCTGGTGCTGTCGTTCGTGACTCTGGCGGTTTGGTTAAAGTTCAATACACTAAGACTGCATAAGGAGATTTATTATGGCTTTTTCAAGAGACGGCTTATGCCGAGTTGGTGGTAGTGGTAACGGTGGCGCTACTTGGCAATATAGCACTACTGATGCTACGTCAGCGGTTGTAGCTGACACTAACTATTTTGCTAGCGCAAAAGAAGAATTGGCGGCTGGAGATATGCTGTTAATTACTGGAACTACTGGAAGCACTCCTACGGGGCGACTTTCCTTTGTTGAGTCAAATAACGGCACTACTGTTGTTTGTGCCGCCGGTTTAGTAATTACCGCCTAAAACTGAATGGGGGCTTCGGCCCCCTTTCTTAACGAGGTCTTTATGGCAGAAAAAATTAAGCTAATTTCTAACGCATTAATATTAATTGGTGACCTGCCTATTACGTCTTTAAGCGGAAATGATCGCGCACAGACTGTAGCAAATAACTTGTACGACAACATTGTACAAAACGAATTATCTAAATACCGATGGGGTTTTGCTAAACGTAAAGCGCACCTTGCTTTAACAACTGATACTCCTGTAGGTGACGAATTTAAGCACGTTTATCAAATTCCTACTGATTTGTTAGTTTTAATTAAGATTGACCCTTTTGTTAATTATCGAATATATGGCGATAAAATACACGCTAACACTTCTGGCCCCCTGTATGCTGAATACACTGCCAACGTTAGAGAAGGCGAATGGCCTGCATATTTTGCTAAGATGATAGAATATGCCTTAGCCATGGACTTTGCCCCATCTATACGGGATAGCGCGGCTTCTGCTGATATGAACGCATCGCAATACATTAATGCGTCACGCATGGCAAGATCAACCGACGCCCAACAACACCTTACAATTCCATTACGAGATCACCCCTTTATATCTGTGAGGCATTAATGGCCTTTAATATTTATGACTTTACGCAAGTAGGTCAACAAGGGGAAGGGTCTTTGTGGTCTTACGATAATGCAGAATCCGTATCTACTTTATTAGCCGCTGGTTATTTTAATCAAGTGGGGTACGCTATGGTGTCAGGTGACACTATCCTGTTACCCCAGCAAGGCCCAAGTGTTGCATTAGATGTGCAATCAATAACAAGCGGAGTAGTTACCGTTTCGTTGCAGGGCAAAAGCCCATTAAGCAATCCTTCTTTTACCTATACTGGTGGCTTGCTTACAGGAATTGCTTATGGTGGCGGTCAGACCAAAGTTTTATCTTATACGGGCGGTGTGCTAAATACTATCGTCTTAACTGCTAACGGTGTAGTTACTACCAAAACTCTCAATTACACCGCTGGTGTATTAACCAGTATTACGGAGAGTTAAATGGTTGATCTTGTAACAATAGCACAGACTGACAGCACCAATGATGGTTCTGGCGCCTCTACCATTATGGAGCCGCCGCAGGTTGATAACGCAACCGATGACGCGATATTAATAAAGGTTACGCAGTCATTAAATAACTCTGCCAACGTCAGTAATATAAACGTCACTACCCCTACTGGCTATACTTTATTAAGAGATTTGCGTGATGGTGAGGTGCGCTCATGGCTCTACTACAAACGCTCTACAGGTTCGGAAACAATACCCACTGTAATCTCTGACACTACTGCAAAATGGACTTGCACCACGGCTGTGGTTACTGATGTAGATTGGGTCAATGGGGGTGTAGCGCAACAAGTCAGTAATACAGGTGGCGGTGATCAACAGTCTCCCGATTTAACTACAGACTCTAGCGGCACGGCCTCCGCCATTGTGTGTTTCTTTTCTTTAGAAAGGCGGGCGGTGCAAGGTTTTAGGTATCCTCAAACACGACCCGAAACTGTATATGGCGGAACGGTTAGTACAGGAACGGGAGAGGGGGTCGATAATGCGGCAGGCGCAGGTTTTGACTTTATCACTGATCGAAATACCGTTTGGGAGGGGCCTTTCTGGGAAACCAGTGCGGGCGCTGACAGTTTAGCCATAAATGTAGAGGTGTTGGTTCAAGGCAACATTATTCCTTTACAGTCAAGTACCTTTGTTACACAGAGAGCGCCTGACAACTCTTTGCAAACTACTATGAACTGGTGTCGTGAAATAGTCGATAGTGGTAAGGACTTAGATGGTAATACATTAGATACTTGGTCATTTAATGCTTCCAGTGATGTGAGTGCGGCCAGCGATACAATCACTATTACTGGTCACGGCATGGACGAGTCAATGGTGTTGTATTTTACAGACGGTGGCAACACCGCACCGGCGGGTTTGTCTAACGACACTTTTTACTATGCCTTTCCACAGGATGCAAACACCATAAAACTTTGTACTGTGAATGAAGACACTGACAACATTGCTGATTACTACTACAACGGTACAACGCAAAGACCTGTTGTAAACATTACGGGTATAGGCACAGGTACAATGACCTTTACCGAAGCTAGAATGATTAATGCAGCACAAAGCATTCTTGATGTTTTAAGGCCAAGCCCCGGCTCAAGTGCAAACATAGGGCCTGCGCCGGCTTCTTATATAGGAGATGGAGGATATAACCAAAATTTTGTGGCTACAGCGCAAAGGTTTAACTCTGTGTTTGATGCAACCGGCGAAACCATTACTTTTGAGTTGCAAGTAAACGGTTTTGGCAGGCTTGACCGCGTTTTAATGACCCTAATAGATGAAGATGGTGATTGGATAAACTGGAAACTGTATCAAAAACCCGTTAGCCCTAATTCCACAGGTCAACTGATCTATCAATTTCAGGTAGATCAAGCAAGCGTTAAGGCTTTAAAGTATCAAGAGCACGGCACGTTTGACCACACTAGAATTAGGTATTTAGTTATTGCGGGGCGAGGCAACAACGTATCAACCAATAGGTTTCTTGCAATTAGCTCCGCTTCATCCGTAGTCAACCTTGGCGGTGCTTTTACTGTTATTGGTGGGGCAAACACTACGTTGACGCAGCTTGTCGAACTTGCAGAGACTTATACCTCTAGTATTACAAAGCCTTCTGACTTGCAGGTTGTATCTACAATCCCACTAGCCATTGGTAATGGCACAAGTGATGTTTCTTTTGTTGACAGCGAGAAATCTATTGCATTCCCACCACTGGCTGACGGCATTAACACCTTTCAAAACTACTTAGATTCGCTAGGTGTCGCCATTAACGCAACGTCTGGAAGCACTGTAAAGTTACAGAATTCACAGATTGGTGCGTCTGTGCCATACACCTTTGACGTAACTGCGGCAAGCGGAGCTACCATTGACTTAACGGGTAACTCTTACGTCTTTGGTACTACCTCGCTAGATGCCGATGCTGCCTACAATAGACAGTTGTTTGTTGGCGGTGAAGGCGTAAAAGACAACGGAGCAGAGATTAGAAACTCCACCTTTATCGTTAACTCCCAGTTAGGGGCCGATAAGGGCATAGTCGATTTAGACTCAAACACCGACATAGAATCAAGCGCGTTTGAGCTATCGTCGGGTACAACTACAGGGCATGGGATTAAAATTATTGCCGCAGGTTCTTATACCCTTAATGAGCTAACATTTAACAACTTTGGCGCTGATGGGTCTAGCACTGCCGCCGTGTATAATGACTCAGGCGGGGCAGTGACCATTACAAACAGCGGAGGCACTGCGCCCACAGTACGAAACGGTACAGGGGCTTCAACGATAGTACAAGACCCACCGCAACCCATAAGCATTACCAACATATCCGCAGGGTCACGCCTACAGATTCACAATGTCACAACTTCTACCGAAACAGTAAACCAAGTGGTCGCAGGTACGTCATACACTAGCTCATACACGGAGGGCGTAGAGTACACGGACGGTGACACTGTGCGAGTCCGTCTGACCAAGCTAGGTAAAGACGAGTGGTCTGGTAACGTCTTAGACACCAGTTCTGGCTTTAGCGTGTTGGCTGAACAGGTTGACAGTGCGGTATATGCCGCTATGGGTGTTGATGGGTCTACTGTCACAAAGTTTGCGGCTGACTATGCACAAAACGATGTTAATCTTATTATTGGCACTGATTGGACTATGGCTGAATTGTACGCTTGGTGGATGTATAACCTAACGACTGAGCAAGGTATCAGAGAATTCTTTGGTGGAATTACTGCTATTGACCAATCTAACTTTAGAATTAACGCTGCTATTGTTAATCTTTTCTTAGATAACAATACAAACGCTAGTCATAAACAAACAGACAACCGTAGATTATTTAGAGATACAGGGGACGGGTATCCTATTAAATCACCTACTACCAGTGGTTATGGCTTAGATGCTGTGTGGCGTAATACCATTCTTATAGCAGAAACAGGAGTGTCAGGACTAACCCCTGCTGAAAGTGCTAAACTAGACGTTATCTCAGACGTAGATAGCAATACTAAATTAATACCAGCTTTATTATAGGTTATACATGAGCAAGACAACTTTATTACAATCTAGTTTTGTTAGTGGTGAATTATCACCTTTACTTCTTGGGCGTACTGATCTTGAGCAATACGCTCAGGGCGTAGAGACTGGCGAAAACGTAATGATCGTGCCGCAAGGCGGGTTAAAAAGACGATGCGGTACACAGCACATTGACAAGCCTGTCGGTATTTTGACACCCTATACGTCAGGCATTACAGCTACCATGCCTAATGGGGGTACGCCTGCAAACCTCAATGATTTTAATCCAGCTACTTACGGAATTACTACTACAGCTATTGGCACTAATGGAGTTGGTGGAACTGAGTACATAGTAGCTAACTATAATATGAGTGGCGTGTCAGGAAACATTAGGTTTGTTGATGTCCAAGATATACGGTTTGTAACGCAAAACTCTGATACAGGCGTGTTTAAAATACAGACTAGCAGTAACGGAACCGTTTGGAGTGTTGGAACTGCATTTACCGTAACGGCTGACTATCAATCGTTTAGAATAAAGATAGAAGAAAATGTTGCTACGCCTTACGTTAGATTAGTAAGAACAGGTGATACAGGCAATCTTGGTTCGCAGACAGTAGAGTTAAGTGAACTAAACGTAATGGAAGAAACTTTAAACACTTCTGACGTAAAGACGTTTGATTTTAGTGTAGAAGTAGACAGGCATTATTTATGTGTAGCTACAGGGGGCGCAGAGACTAACCCGTCATACGGCAACATGGCGTTTTACCGCATTCCCCACGAAAGTAGTGCGGAAACTGTATTGGTGGCAAACATGCCAATACCTTATAAATCTTCTGAAATTGCCAAAATACGAGACGCGCAGACTGAAACTGTCATGTTAATGTTCCACGAAGCGCATGCGCCTCGCAGAATTATTAATGTTGGTGATTTGTTTTCCATAGATAACATTCCGTTTGTTAGCGTCCCGCAATACGACTACAACGACAATGCAAGTCCTGTTCCTGTAAGTGATGTGCAAGTTATGTCATTTGCAGGATTTCAAACAGGCGATACATTTCAAATAGACATTGAAGGAGTGTTAAGCAAAAACATTACTTATGCGGGGGACGGCTCTACTGATGAACGTTCGTCTACTCAATTTAACTTGCAGAAAAACATACAAGAAATGCCAGTAATGGCAGATGATGGTGTGTCAGTTGTTAGAACTGGATCGCACGTTTATACTATTACTTGCTCTGGTGCTTCAGCAAAAGACTTTGAACTGTTTACAGGATTTCAAACTGCAGGATCTTCGGGCGCAGTACGGACAATTACTACTACTAAATCGCAGAACGGAATTACCAGAAAAGAGGATATTTGGAGCGCGGCACGCGGCTATCCTAGAATGGGAACTTTTCATGGTGGTAGGTTATGGTTAGGCGGCACTAAATCTAAAACGCAAAGTTTGTTTGCATCTCGTTCAGGTTCTTTTTTTGATTTTTTTATTGAAGAAGGGCTAGACGATGAAGGTATATTTGTCACACTAACGGGCAGAACGCAAACAGAAATTGTAGATATTAATTCTGATCGCGGCTTGCAGATATTTACAACAGGGTTAGAGTCTCTTGTAAAAGGAGGTACGCCTACTACAATCGACGTGGTGTCTCAAACGCAGCATGGTTCGTCATACTTAGAGGCAAAGTCTTTAGATGGTGCTACGTTATTTGTAGACCGCAACGGCAAGACGTTACGGCAGTATGTGTACAACTTTAATGAGGACGCATATACAAGTAATGACATATCAGTTTTATCTTCTCATTTAATTAACAAGCCTAAAGACCTAGCGGTGCTATCAGGCACATCGTCAGAAGATGCTAACTGGGTGTTTATTATTAATAATGATGGAACGGGTGCGGTGCTTAATACGTTGCGCTCACAGGACATTAACGGGTTTACTAAATGGATAAACGCAGATAGCGGCAGATTTATTGCAGGCAGTCCGTTACCCTATTTATTGGTGTCGGCGTCTGTAGTAAACGATCAGCTATACATTGTTAATAAAGTTACTGGCGGGACAAGTTTTAAGTATTCTCTTGAAAGATGGAGCTTTGACTATCTTTTAGATTCGGCAGTCAAAATGAGCAACGTGTCTACAACTACCGTACAATTACCAGACGACCATTTGCGCAATTCAGAAGTAAGCGTCATAGGTAATGGTAATAACCTTGCTAAACGATCTGTGTCAGCAACAGGGCAAATTACTTTAACAGAGCAGGAGCTTTCAGGCGGCAACCTTGATTTAGAAATTGGGTTAAACTTTGTGCCTACCATTGTTCCTATGCCTTTAAATACCAATATGGGTACTGGCTTTAATGTTATGCGGCAGAAAAAAATTACTAACATGAATTTACGGGTAAGGGAAAGCGCAGGCATTTACATTGACGGCAACCCTGTCCCTGTTAGAAGCTTTGGCGATTCTAGTAATAGTCCATTAGGCACGCCCTTTACCGTTAAAAGTGGTATCATTGAAAACAATAACGGGGGTAACGGCTGGGGTATAAATGTAGCCCCTAAAATTACAGTGCCAGACCCCGCACCATTCCACTTACAAGCCATACAATTTGAGGTAGAATCATCGTGAATCAAGTTGCTACGCAAGACGATATTGTAAAATTACAATCTGTTATGTTGCGCGGAGACACAGTAGAGCTAGAGGTCAAGCATCATTTTAGCGACGGCTTATATGCAAGAGAGTTATTTATTCCTGCTGGCGTATGTTTGGTAGGAGCGTTGCATAAAACGACTCACTTGTATATGGTGGTAAAAGGTAGATGCAAGGTGTCCAGCCAATTTGGAAACGTGGATATTGAAGCTCCTTTTATGGGAGAGACTGTTCCGCAAACTAAGCGCGTCATATACGCTGAAACAGATTGCGTGTGGATTACCTATCACCCTACGCATTTAACTGATATAGACGAGATAGAAGCGGCTTTAATAGAGCAAGAGGATATTTAGATGAGTTTTGTAATAGTAGCAATAACGGCCACAAGCGCGGCAGTTAGCGCATACGGTCAAATAGAAGCAGGCAAGGCGCAGCAAGAAGAACTTGAACGTCAAGCCGAAGAAGAAAAGATAGCGGCACAAGGGCGCGAGCTACAGCGCAGAGAACAGTTAAACGCACAATTAGCGGCTAACAATGCGGCATTAGCTTCTAGCGGCATAGCGACCGAAGGAACTCCTGCCAGCATAGCCTTAGAGAGCGCAAAAGCTATTAGCGCAAGCGAAGGTATGATAGGATTAAGCGAAAGGCTAAAGCGAGGCCAACTAAGACGGCAAGGTAAAATGGCACGAAGCACAGCCAATATACAAGCCGCATCTACTTTATTGGATGGCGCAAAAGACACTTACAGCGCGTACAAGGACATTTAATTATGGCACTTAAACCAATAAGCAGATATGGGCAACTAACGCCTACTGGCGTAGACTCTACAATCGGTAATCGCATGAAGGCTTTAGCGGGCCTAGCTGACGGTGTGAGAGGTTTGGCTGTAGGGATAGGCAAAGCTAAGGCTGAATCAGAAGCGCCCGCAGAAGCCCTTAAAGAAGCTAGAACGGCCATTGAAGAAGATCGCCCTGTAGAAAAGCGGGGTGTATTGGAGTGGGGCAGTTCTCAATATAACCAAGTAGCTCAAGCCGCCTATCAAAAATCTTTAAATGTTGATGTAAAAGACGCGCTCCAAAAGGCTCAAGAATTGCACCCCGATAATTTGGGTAAATACCAGCAGGTTGCCAACGAATCTATAAAAGGCTTGCTTGGCAATGTTGATGAAGAAACTCGCTTTGTTGTATCAGAGTATTACAATCAAGCTAATGCTGATGTGGTGCGGCAGATAAATTCTGCGGCCAAGAAAAAATCCGACAAGCAAATAGCGGCTAATCTGCTTGCAGGCGCTATGGCCGAAGAAGATACTATATCAAACCAGTTTAGAAACGGAGATTTTGAAAGTGGCGAAAAGTCGCTATTGTCTTACGTTAAAGATTTGCAAGGCGGCGTAGATGCAGGAGTTTTAAACGCTGAGTCAGTAGCTACTAAAATTGAAACTCTAAAAGACACTATTGCTATACAGTCTAAGCTAGGCGAGTTAGACAGAACATTGTTAAGTGAAGATTTGCCGACTGCTGAAAGGTTAGAGCAGGCTCAGGCTTTTGTGTCTGCTTTAAAGAAGTCAGGGGAAGTTGCTGATTTAAGCGCAGGGCAAAAAGACACGTTAATTTCTACTTTAGAAGCTAGGGTGCAAGATGAAGTCAGGCAATATACTGCCGAGCAAAATCAATTATCTAGCGCAGAAATGTTAAAAAAAGCAGACTTGGTTCAAAGCATTAAAACGGGCGGCATATCTTCTGAGAATGCTTTTTCTGAAATTGATGCTATGTTTAAAGAAGGCTTAATTTCTACGGAAGAAGAATTAATAAAATATCGTAATTATGTAAACGCGCAATTTACTTTTGACATAACTAAGCAAACAAACATTAACAACACAATTTCAGCTATGAACGGCAATCCTACCTCAGAGCCTCTAACGCAAGGCGCAGTAGATGATTATTATGAAACAGTGTCGTCTAACCTACCGTCTGACCCTATGGCGAGAGAAGTTGTGCAAGCAGAAATAGTGGCGGGTACGCGCTACGTCCCTACCGACATGAAAACAGAATTTAGAAATAATTTAGTTAGCGGGGATGCGGCTTTGGTTAAAAGTGCCGCTAATACTATGGATAGGATTCTGCAAATTGCGGGCATGGGAAATGAGTTTACCCCTAGAGAAACGGCTTTTGCTGAACAGGTAGCGTTTAATATGGAGTACATGGACGCAGAAAAGGCAATAGCTAACGCAAACGACCAGACAAATCCTGCCAATGCCTCAATGGTTGAAGCGCGGAAAAAGTATCTTGTTGACAATAAGAAGTCTTTTGAAAACAAATATGTTGACGAAATTGAAAGCGAGTTTACAGGATGGTTTCAAGACTTTGATGCTAACTCTATTGGCGGTAGCCAGATGGTTGCCGACTATAAAGAACTGGTAGGGTCTTACTTCTTGGCGGGAAGTACAGAGGAGGGTGCTAAAAACAAGGCTATGGCTAACATGAAGGCTAACTGGACTAACTCTAGTTTTGGCTTAATGAGAAACGCGCCAGAATTATACTACACTGTTGATGAAAGCGTAGAGTATATTAAGGACGATATTTACAATGCGTTACAAGACGAGTATGCCGCGCAAGGGGTTGAGTTTGAAAAGAGCGGAATCTTTTTGCAAAGTGATGATACAACATCAAGGTTGGCCGCTAAAGGTAAGCCAGATTATTCTGTGGTAATTTTAACCAACGATGGTACATTGTTGCGCCCTAGCTTCATTGCAGAGGATGGAGCTGTATTTGACCGATGGAATCCAACAGACGAATATCAAGCTATGTTACAATCTGAAAAAGAACGTATTAAGCAAGTTGGCCAAGATGCGCTGTCTACTAATTACCAATATACTAGCGCCTATCCTGCTTACACTCGCGCACCACAGGAAATAAAATAATGGGTTGGTCGCAATCTCCCGCAACACAATTATACGGCGAGAAGTCTGCTGTAACTTCTACTTTGCCCACAGAGGATAAGCCTAGCGTTAGCGAAATTGCTGGAGCGTTTTTTCGACAAGAAAACATTATTGGCAGTTTTGTTAATCAAGAAGTGGGGCTTCCGGATACTAAAGACGACAGCACATTTGATGCTTATGCTCAGTTTACCGAGGAAGAAAAGCTAGACGAGCAATTTGTATCTTCCGCTATTTTTGCTGACGACGATCAAGAAATTGAGGCGGTTAGAAAGCAGATTGCTAGGGAACGGCGCGATAGAGAAATCATGGCTAAGGGCGGGGCTACTTCTTTTGTGGTAGGGCTTCCTGTAATGATGGCTGACCTGCTGTCTTTATTGTCTGTAGGTGGCGTGGCATTAAACACTTATCGAGCAGGAAAAAGCATTCTTAGTGGCGCTGCGGTGACTGGCTCCATAGTGGGAATTGATACCGCTATTCAAGAGGCGGCTTTACATACTCAACAATTAACTAGAACCTATGGCGAATCTGCAATTAATATTTCGGGAGGAATGTTGCTTGGTGGGGTGCTAGGCGCAACAGCAAGTAAATTAGCAGAGGCGGGAGCAGACAAGGCTTTTGTGGACGCTGTAGAAGATACTATGAACGTAGAGCCTAAAATAGCAGACGGAATTAACCCAACAACTAACGAGCCTTTAAATGGCGGAAGCATAGGAGCCGCTAAAACCAGAGGAGATCAGCAAGTATCTGGCAAATTAGCTAAAGGACTTTTAAAGCTAATGCCTTGGGATCCTGTAGCAAGCACAATTACAAGCGCGGCTCCTGACACTAGAATTACAGCTAACCTGTTGGCAGAAAATGTGATTAAAATGGATGGGGAGGCGGTTCAGTCGGCGGGTCAATTAGCTGGGTTACACGCAGGAAAATTAGGAATTGCAGTTGAACAGCACGTTAATCTTTTAGCGCAGTATAAAAAAGCTGGCGGCAAAATGTCGCGTAAACAATTTAGCGAAAAAGTATCTACAGCTATTAGGACAGGCAAAAGCGACATACCAGAAGTAAAAGCATCGGCTGATTCTTGGGTAAAAGAATTGTACGACCCTATGAAAAAAGAAATGATCGAGCAAAGGCTATTGCCAGAAGATGTAAGCGTTTCAACGGCAAATAATTATTTGAATAGAGTGTGGAATAAAAATAAAATTTCTGCTAATTTCCCGCAATTTGTTAGCAAGGTATCTGACTGGCTTGAAGATCAAGACGTTAAGTTGTTTGAAAAAGCAAAAGCGGCTTCTGCTCAAATTGGAAAAGCAACAGGGAAAGAGCAGGCAGATTTACAAAAAATTATTGACAAGGCTGAGTTCAAGCAAGGCAGGGATTTTGAGCGCCAAGATTATGAATATCTTGCCCAAGAAATAGCCCAACGAATACAAGGCAGTCCAGACGGTAGACTACCCTATGATTGGAAGTTAGGGGATGGCTCTAAAGGTGGTGGTGTCAACAATCAAGGCATATCTGGAACCGCGCTAAGAGGCCCGTTGCGTAATCGTGTATTTCAAATACCAGATGAATTAGTTGAAGAATTTTTAGAAAATGACATTGAACTTTTAGGCCCAAGATTTTTGCAAAACGTGTCTGGAGATGTAGAGCTAGTTAAAATGTTTGGCGATGTTAACATGACTGACCAGCTAAAAGATATTAACGCATGGTATGGTAATCAAAAAAATAATACGTCATTAACTGTAAAGCAGCAACAAAAGCTAGAAAAGCAAAGAGATCAAGACATTAAAAATATTGCGGGAATGCGCGACCGTTTGCGTGGCGTGTACGGTTATGCCGAAGATAACATTTTTACTCGTACTATGCGAGCCTCTAGGGATTTAAACTATTTGCGCTTATTGGGCGGGGTAACTGTTACTAGTTTTCCTGATGTTGCGCGAGTTTTTATGGCCGAAGGGTTTGTAAAAACTTTTAAAAACGGCTTACTTCCTTTAATAGCAAACACCAAAACATTTAATGTTTCAGCGGCAGAAAGCAAAAGGTATGGTATTGGTTCGGTTGCGCTTACTCGTCGGTCAGCAATTATTGCAGACGTAGCAGATTACGCGCAAGGAAATACTGCTTTTGAGAGAGGGCTTCAAAGCGCCTCGCGCAATTTTGGTAGAATTAATTTGCTAGATAGATGGACTGCTGGCATGAAGCAACTTCACGCTGTAACCATGCAAACCTCTGTATTTGATAGCTTGCAAAAAGGAAAGTTTGACAAGCGCCTAGAAAGATTAGGAATTAACAAGCAGTCAGCCAAAGATATGTGGGAGCAGGTTCAAAAGCATGGCGAAAAAACCGAAGGAGTCTGGGTTACTAATGCCAAGAATTGGGACAGACCAGACCTAGAAAGGATGTGGGGCGCGGCTGTAAGAAAAGAAAGTGATAGAGTCATTGTCGTCCCCGGACAGGAAAAGCCTTTATTTATGTCAAGACCTATGGGGCAAACAGTAGGGCAGTTTAAATCTTTTATACTTTCTACCAATCAAAGAATGGTAATCGCTGCGCTGCAAGGACAAGACCATAATGCTATTGGCGGCTTTTCAATGCTTGTAGGTCTAGGAGCTTTTACTTACTTTTTAAAGCAAAAAGAATCTGGTAGAGAAGTAAGCGACGATCCTGCTGTATGGGTAATGGAAGGGATTGACAGGTCTGGTGCTATCGGCATACTGTCAGAAGTAAACGGATTAGTAGAAAAAATGTCTAGCAATTCAGCGGGGTTAAGACCGTGGTTAGGTATTAGTACGCCAGCATCTAAACAAGTATCAAGGTCTATTGCTGAAAATTTAGCGGGGCCAACATTTGGCGGATTGCTCACCACTACCATACAGGCCGCTAATGCTGTTTCGTCAGGGCAAGAAATGACAGACTCAGACATTCGGGCTATTCGCAGACTGATACCGTACCAAAATTTGTCAGGGTTTAGAATAGGTTTTGACAAGATAGAAGAATCAGCAAAAGATTTATGATATAATCAACAGAACTATTGAGGCTACAAAATGACACTAACAGCGGCAACTACCAGAAACGATTATACGGCGACAAGCGGTCAAACCGTATTTCCGTATACGTTTACCGCATTATCTGATACTGACGTTAAGGTTGTCAAGAACGGTTCTACTTTAACGCTAGGCGCTGGCAATGACTACGTTGTTAGCGGCATAGGTAGTTACGGCGGTAATGTTACGTTAAACGTAGGCGCTACTACAGGCGACACATTATCTGTGTACCTTGATATGCCTATTGATCGAACTACTAACTACCAGAACTCAGGTAACTTTCTAGCCGCTGATGTAAACGGTGATATAAACAAATCTTACATTGCACTACAGCAAATGGCTACGTCTATTCTGGCTACGATTCGTAAGCCTATTATTGATTCTAGCGCGATTAATATGGAGCTGCCCTCTGCAACAACAAGAGCAGGTCAAGTGTTAGGCTTTGACGGCAACGGCGCTGTCAAACTGTACGAATCCCACGGAGCAAGCGCAAGCGTAAGGCCAGAAGCGTTTGGCGCGGTGGGCGCTAACAACATAGTCAGGTATACGGCAGATGGCTCAACTAATGTTTTTGATGTTGGCTTTACTTATATTGGCTCACTAGTTGTTGTTCGTGTAAACAATGTACACCAAACGCAAGGCACAGATTACACGTTAATTAATGGCGGTACGCAAGTACAGTTAACGTCTACACCATCTAACGGTGATCTTGTGAATGTAGCTCCCGATGATACACACGCCTTTAATCTAGCCTTAAAAGCCGCAGAAGATTACAACACGTCCATAAAAAATATTTATGAAGTAGAGCTGGATTGTGGCGGGGGTTGGTACAACGTTACTGGAATTGTGTATGTAAGAAAAGGACAGACTATTTCAGGCGGCGGTGCTTTGATTTACATGGGAGGTACAGGCTCATTTAAACTTGGCTGGCAAGAAGGTGGCAATCAAGACTCGGGCGGTCATCCTGTATTTGTTAAAGATTTATTTATTCAAGGCGGTTATCGCCCTATCGATTCTTGGATTTCTGGCTATACTGTTCACAATGTATTCTTTTCATTTAGCTCCTTTGCTCCTGATTTTGGCGGTACTGACGGGCTTGTGCAAAGCTGTACGTTTGACGGAGGAAGCAGACTTGCTAAGTTTAGTGGGCGTAGCTGCGTTTATGTGGGTAATGTTTTTTACGAAGGCAACGAGCAGGTTAAAATATCTTGCAATGATTCTATTATTGCAAATAACACATTTAATTATGCAAAATTTACGTCTATTTTGTGGGAAGGTGCGGGGCAGACAGGTTATATTGGATACACTTTAAATCGTGTTGCTGGTGGCGGTTCTGCGGCAGATGAAGCTAAAATAGAAGATTTAAGTCACGTTTTAAATACTAAGATTGTTAATAACAGTTTTGCAAAAAACGCACAAAACGATGCTACATTTTTAGGATATGTGAAAGTGTCAAATTCTAGCTTTGGTAGTGCCATAGGCGACTTAGAGGTATCAGGAAACTCATTTAGAAACGGCTTTGGCGCGGCTATTAAAGACTCTGCTACGAGCATTAATCACAGTATGTTGATTAAAAACAACACTTTTGACGGTGTTAAAACCAATTATACCTATACTCAAAGCACTACTATGTATGCTATAGATATTAGTGAGTCGGGTAAATTTGAAATTAACGACAACATTTATAGAAATTTATTAGCCGTTCCTATACAAATTGATAGTGATACTATTTACGAGATAAATGTCAAGGGTGGCAAGTTTCGCAACAATGTTGGAACGCATGAGATTAGTGTTGCTGGAACTTCCTATGATTCGAGCAATACTACTTTTAGTATTGGTGGATGCAACGGAGATAAGAAGAATTTGTTGAGCTGGTCTAGTAACGCTCGCTTTGAGGTAACAGGGCGTTTGCATAACTGGTTGACTGTGGAAAATGATGGCACTTATGATTATGTAGTTGCTCCTTTTGATGGGGCAGGTCTTCTCAAAGCTACGTTGGTGGCTAATCCAGATGTAGGCACTAGCGCCAAGTTGCGTACAATTAAAAGCATAAGCGTCAGTAATAGTTATGATTATAACGGGTCTGCAATGGAAAGCAGAATTACTAAAGTAGATGATTTTGCTAGCGCCTCACCGACACAAAGTTACAATCTAGCATTTAATGCGGCTTACGACACGCCTACAGGCGGCACTGTAATTGCTTCTATTGATAGCCCTGCAAAGGTTTGTTTATATTGGCCGCAAACATATGCAAACGAAACAGTAGACGTGCAATATACAGCGGCTAGTTTTATATCCGATCATAGCGGTTAAATTTAATAAAGAGGTATTTATGAGCAATCCATTTGAAGGCAAGCGTGGACACTTAAACGGTAGCGTAACTGATATGCTACCTGTCACTCCAAACGATAGCAATGATCTATCTAGCGTAGCCATAGGGCTATACATTACGGGCGCGGGTGATGTGACTTTTCACAACGTGGACGGAGTGTCTAGGACGGTTGCTGTTCCTGATAACTTTTATCTTATTTGTTCGGTAAAGCGCGTGCTATCTACTGGCACTACCGCTACTGGCATACATGCTCTAATAGCATGATTAACGCTAACCTAAGCGCATTTTCTGTAGGCAAGGCCGTTGGGCGTAGCGGGGCAAAATCTTGGCGTTATTCTGGCACTAGCTTTAGCATAGGAAACAACTCTCAAGGCGCGGCATGGGATGGAACAAACTTTTATGTGGCTTCTGGTCAGTTTAGAACGGTTGTTAAATATAACGCTTCTGGCGTTGAGGTGGGGTCTTTTGGGGTAAGTTCTCAAGACCTAACACCACACAGCGGGGATTTTGACGGGACTCATTATTGGCTTGTTGGAAAACAAACTGATGCGTTATATAAGTATACTGCCGCAGGCGCGTACACTGGAACGTCTTTTAGTGTTGCCAGCCAAACTACTTCCGTCAAAGGTGCAGCTTTTGATGGTACAAATTGGTGGGTATTAGGCAGCACTTCTGCTTACAAATACACAGCGGCAGGCGTATATGCTGG